CCAGTGTTGGCATGACGTGCACACCCCGGGGTTCAGGGAGTCAAACGTCTCGCAAAGATAAGGACCCTTGGTAAGAGCTGCCTTCTCCTCCGTCACTGCTGCATCATAGTTAGGATGCTTAGATGACATCCTATGTATGGCGGTATCCCTGTCTGAGCAAGCCCACGCTATAGACAGCCCCGCACGCCACAGCGGCTCGTCGATCGCCTCTTGGTTCTTGATAATGTGCCCGATCTGAGCACACCCGTGCCCTTCTGCCGTACGAAGGACAATCGTCTTGAACTTGCTGGTGAAGTTGTTAATGATCGCATCGGTCAGGCTGCTCACTGCACCGGTTGGCTTGCGTCTAGCCTCGATACGTCCAAAGGTGTTTTCAAACAATGAGAACGGCACGGCTGGTGCGAGTTCACCAACCATGTGCACAACTTTTGGTGGGTTGTCTTTGTAGTTACGTGTATTAGGGACCCGCAGTACTCGTGCCGTATCAGCCGGAACATTGAAGTCAATGTTGAACTCCATCTCTTGGCACTTGCGTTTGAACGCTTCAGCAACCGGCTTCCAGTCTTCCTTGTCTACCGCAGTCTCAAGCCGCCAATAGACATGAAGCCCTCGACCAGAATTTATGATCGTTGGTTTGGGCAGCTCAGTTATCTTGCAGAACCCCTGTAGTGCTTTGATTCCCTCCGCTTGTGTTGGGAAGGGTTTACCCTCCCCGCAATCGATATCTAAAAAGAATGCCCGCAATTGCTTTGCGTTTTCGGCTTCACGTGATTGATTAGTTTTAAACGTCGCAAGGGCAAAAAACGTATTGAACCCGTCACGGTCCAGTCGGTTAGCCTGAGCAATAACTTCATCGATCGTTTCATGCAGCGTCTGAACTATTTTCGGCCCGCGAAAAGCCCAAGAACAATATAAGCCATCCTCTCCTAAGACCGCTTCCAAAAATGTTTTGGTGTCCATACCCGCCGACCGTCGATGGAAAGAGAACCCTGAGAACTAGCGGTGCAGTTGCCCGCACCGCCATGGCCGTTCTTAGTCGTCCCATTCACCAACGATGTCAGCGAGATCCGAATCGGGCGTAGGCGCGGGAGCAGCTGCCTTCTTAGCGACCTTCTTGGGCTCCTCCGCAGCTTCTGCTTTCGGCTCAGCTTTCTTCTCAACCTTGGGCTCAGCCTTAGCCTCTGGCGCAGCAAGTTGTTTAGGCTCCTCAGACACACCGTCCATCTGCGATACGTTTAAAATGATCGCACGGATAGTGTCCTCATGGTCCCGCATAGCCAGCACAGCGTCAGCCTCGGCATCATTCAGGAAGCGGACTTCTTTGAACGTGAGCTTAGGCGTAGAGCTTGCGGTGTCGAACCGCATCTCAGTAACCAGAGCCTCTACCGGGGTGTTGTGCGCCTTGCAGTGCAGGCCGTATGCTTGCAGGGGCATCTTGCCATTCTCGGCATCGCCGAAGATCGACGTGGACGGCAGGGTTACCTGATACACCCGACGCTGTTCAATCTCACCATCCAGCAGCACAGCCACCCGACGCTGATAGCGGCAAGCCTTGCTCTCACCCTGCCCAGAGCCCTTGATATCCTGCTTGCAGTTACGGCAGTTAGTAGCTTGCCGCTGGGCTTCGGGTACATCGGGGGAGGGCTTCTCGGCATCGTTGGACCAGCACTGCGGCTTGACCTTCATGCCTTTGACGTACTGCACGTTGCCATACCACATCCGTGCAAGCGGAGAGACGCCGATGATTGCGACGTTCATAGACCGCTCTTCATTCACACGAACTTCTTTACCGCCGATGATCTCCCTGAACACGCCGCCTTCGATACTGATACGGCGGTTGCTAGACGAGCTAGTCAGAGAATCAGAGATGCTGTTTTCAATGCCTTGAAACTTCTCAAGGATAGAGGAGGGTTTACTTCCAAAAAGGGTCATCGCGCTCATGTTAGCCTCACAGGTCTTTGTCAAATTCGGTCAGGTCCAGCTCAAGTTGGACCGGGATTTTCCGCTCAGGTTTCGCTACGGGTTTAGGTTGGGGGCTCAGAGAGTTTTGCAGGAAGTGCCCCTGAATCACGTCCATGTTGAATCGATACGTCTTGGCAATCTTGATGTACGACCCCTCAGGGAATAGACCCTGCCGCATCCACGTACGAATGGTGGACACGGATACCTTAAACGTCTTAGCGACCTCATCGATCGTCGCTAGGTTCATACCTTTCTCCGGATTGTGATTGCATACTCCTTCGTGATGTTCAGCCCGGGAGGCACCTTCTCCGGGTTATCTTCGAGCCATGTTTTCATGTTGCCCTGTGCGATGCGCTTCTCAAGCAGGTCGGGCACCCCGTGCTCAATGATGAACTTGTTCATGGCATCCCAGTCGCCGGTCCAGAACTGAGTCTTCACCGTGCGGTAGAACGTGCCTTCGGTTGTGCGAACCGACTCAACGTCGTGGGCCTTGCAGTGTTCAAGCAGTGCGGATTTGATGGAATCCATCTTCTCCTTAAGAAGTTTGTCTTCGGTCTCCCACTTCGCTTTCAGCTCCGACCGAACTTGGTTCATCTTGATATAGACCCTGACCAGCTTTTCAAGCGGGATCTGTTGCTGCTCTACTGTGGTGTCTTCCGTGCTCACTTGCGCTCCTTTGAGTTGATGGAACCACTATTATAGTGGCGTTTACAGCATTATTCAACTATTTCTTGATAGAATTTTACAATCTCTGAGTGAATATCGATTTTATTATCTAATAGGCTATAGACGTACCGCTCGACCCGGGAGCCTTGGAGCTGAATGACCGTGGTCTTATTGGTCTGCCCTGCCCGGTGCACCCGTGCGTTAGCCTGTGCATAGGTCTCTAGACTAGAGGTAGGACCCCACCATACGACCGTATCCGCAGCTGTCAGCGTCACGCCGTGTGCAGCTGCTTGGGGCTGGATGATCAGCACCCGGGGGTTGGGGGTGTTCTGGAAATCGTTGAAGATCTGATTGCGCTTGGCAACCGGGACATCGCCGTTGATGATCTCGGACGGGTGGCCGTCCTTTTCTAACTTCTCTTTCAAAATGTTTGCTATATGCTTGAACGGTACAAACACTAAGACCTTATTGGATGCTTCCTCGATCACTTCGACTAGGACGTTGTATCGGTTAGAGATATCGAATCCAATAACATCTTTGTCGTCGTCATAAACTGCGCCACAAGATATTTGGAGTAGTTTGTTCATGTTGACCGCAGCGTTTGCCGCAGACACCGTACCCCCTGCGATCTCGGCGACCATCTTGTCCTTGATCATGTTGTAGTACCGCTCCTGCTGCTTGGTCATGGGTACCGACCGCTTGACGTAGACCATCTCCGGCAGGTCAAGGCACATCGCCTTGGTGAACCGGATCGCAGGTTGCAGAGCTAGGAAGACTGTCTGGGTAGCGGACTGCTTGGGGATCCACTTGAAGTTGGTGATCTTGGTAAGCACCATCTCTTTAAACCCGGTGAAGAACCGGGGCACGTTCTCGTGGTTGACCAGCTTAGCTAGGCCGTACGCATCCGCAGGGGACTGTGCAGCGGGGGTGCCCGTCAGCATCCAGAGCCACATCTTGGTAGAGACGATCGCGTTCAGGGTTTTCCAGCGCTTGGTCTGGGTGTTCTTGTATGCGTTCGCCTCGTCCACCACGATGAGGTCAAAGCCGCTTTCTTCGATCGCGTTGCGGACGATCTCAACACCGTCGTAGTTAATGATGACGAACTCAGAATCGCCACGAATAACTTGTTCGCGCTTTGCTGCCGATCCGAAAGCGATATCTACACTGCGGTGAATGGCAAACTTAAACAGGTCTGCCCGCCATGCCGAATCCATAATTGATAGGGGGCAAATGATGAGGGCACGCCGGATCTTCTTCTGACGCATCAGGTAGTCTGCCGCCCATATGACGGAGCCTGTCTTACCGGTACCCTGCTCGTTAAAGCAGAAAGCCTTCCGGTTCATGGTCAGGAATGCAGCGGTCGTACGCTGGTGATCAAACGGCTTGTAGCGCCCGGGCCAGTTGTATTGGCCGAGGATGGGGGAGGGGACGTTCTTGATCTGGAGGTTCTTGAGGACTTGTGCCTCTTCTAAACCCCACTTTACAACCACTCGGTTGTTTGGAAGTTCTTTTGAATTAGGTATGACTGACGTAACGCGCTTTGGGTTACGCAGCGTAAGAAGTAATGCTTTGTTGTCGATAATTTGCACGGGAACCCCGGGAATACAGCAGCAGCCAAGCAAGCTTGGCGATAATTTCTAACAAGTTAGAGCCCGTCTTTCCGGGCTGTCTGTCAGTTCACAGGTGGAAGGAGACGATCCTGCACTGACTGCCGATGTTGCGGCCACCTTCGGCTGGGCCTGTCTAATCAAGTAAAGCCATGAACGATCAACTGCGCAACCAATCTACAGCAAGCTTCAGCACGGCGTCAAGTCTTCTTCTTGTGCCCGTTCCGAGCCCTGTTAGTTGAGGGACTAACAAGGCGTGTCCCATCGGCGTTCGTGCCGCCCTTCTTCATCATCTTCACGTGGTCGATGTCTTTACCAGCACGGTCGATGCCCTTGGCGTCGTACTCTCTGCGTGCCCGTTGCCGCTCCATGCGGTTCTCGTGCTCGCCACGCTTCTTCTGCATCTGGTACTCGTGCTTGTAAGGCCGAGGGGACTTCGTATACGGCATGATCAACTCCGTCCGTTATGTGGGCACTCTAACACTACGCAGTGCCTCTTGCACAGGCCAGAGGGCTTGGGATTCCATACGCCATACTTGTATGCGGTCCTCATCGCCCCGTACTCACCTAGCCACTTCTCCCACATCTTCGGCTCATCGTCACGGTGGTAGTTAGCCTTGGGGAATGCTTTGGCAATAACAAATAACAGCCCAGCCTTGACCCGCTTGACCTCTGGGAAGTGTTTGAAGATTGCCAACGCCATCAGCTCAAGCTGCCCCTTGTCTGCATACTTGGCAGACTTACCCGTCTTGTAGTCGAGCACCCGTGCCGTGCCATCCGGCTCCAGCACAACCAGATCAGCTACCCCCCGCCACCACACGTCCGGGGAGTCAAACGCGCAGGGCTCAAGGTTCTCGGTCAGCCCCATCTCATACTCGCACAGC